GCCTTGTTCATATCATTCGTGCTTACAGCATCTTTGGCAACAAAGCAAAGGCAATTGATGTTTGCACTGCCCGATTTGATGATGAAACTAAGACTGCTTTTATCGAACTTTACGATAAGGTAGATGCTGATTTCCAAATGCCTTCTACTGGTCCTGAAATGACTGTAGAATACGTTGACCAACCCGCTCCTTTCTGATATAATTGGGGAAGGTAAAAATATGCCTTCCCTCTTTTTATGATTGAATCGGATTTTACTATTACTATGACTGAAAAAACAAATCATCTTTGGAAATATAATGAGGATAAGATCCTCAAGGACGTTGAGGATTATGTGACCAGCACTTATCATGGTCATTATTGTGGTGATGAATCTGGTTATGCTGATATTCAAACAATTGATCTGATGGCAGCAAAGAAACTGGCAGCAGGTTTTTGTCAGGCAAACATCCTTAAGTACGGAAGCCGTTATGGTGATAAGGATGGTCGCAACAAGCGTGACCTGATGAAAGTTATTCACTATGCTATGCTGCTGCTCCACTTTGATGGTCACTATTCCCGCAAAGATAATGGTCTGACAGAATTCCGTTGATTATGAAACTTCAAGATAAAACTATGAAACTCTCTGACAATACCCTTGCCCTTCTCAAGAACTTTGCTGGTATTAACAACTCCATTCTTGTGAAGCAGGGCAATCGTCTTCGTACTATTTCTGTGGCAAAGAATATTCTTGCTGAAGCAGAAATTACTGAAGAATTCCCCCGCGACTTTGCGATTTATGATCTCAACCAGTTTTTGAATGGTCTGAGTCTTCATCAAGATCCTGATCTTGATTTTGTTGAAGAGTCCTATCTCAGTATTAAAGAAGGGAAGCGCAGGGTGAAGTATTTCTTTGCTGATCCTAATGTAATCATTTCTCCTCCAGAAAAAGAGATCAAACTTCCATCTCAAGACGTTTGTTTTCAATTGGATAGCGTAACACTAGAAAAATTGCTCAAAGCAGCAGCAGTTTATCAACTTCCTGATTTTTCTGCTGTTGGTGAAGCAGGTGTAATTCGTTTGGTGGTTCGTGATAAGAAGAATGATACTTCTAATGAATATTCCATTGTTGTTGGGGAGACGGATCAGGAATTTATTTTTAATTTCAAAGTAGAAAATATTAAAATTATTCCCGGTGCCTATGACGTTGTTGTGTCACAAAAACTTCTGTCACAGTTTACGAATCCGAAGTATAATCTCTGCTATTATATTGCTCTAGAACCTGATTCGACTTTTGGTTGATGGAATTTTTACTTTATCTTTCTCCCGAAGGACAATCCATTTACAATATGGTGTCCAAAAAAATTCGGGTAGTTGAAAATACTCCAATTTGCCGACAATATGACATTTTTGGATTTTATAGTGCTCCTAAAAAAACTTTAACATTTTGTACTAGTAAAATAAAAACTTATAACAATATTGAGACTAATGTTCTCGAAACACTATTGCATGAATCTGTCCACGTGGCACAATCTTGTAAGGGAAATTTCAGAGATCTAGTTCCTTTTGGAATTAACTCTTCATCAATGTACTTGAATTCTAGAAGAGAAAGTGATCTAAAAAAAGTCATTGCTTTTGATTATAACTTGAAGCAAGTTGATCGAGAAGCATTTTGGATGGAAGATAAACCAGATAAAGTTAAGTACGTACTTAAAAAGTATTGTTTCTAATGAACATCTTTGTAACTTCCCCTTGGCCTGCTGAGAGTGCTATCTGCTTGCCAGACAAACACATTGTCAAAATGCCTTTAGAATGCTGCCAAATGCTTTCTATTGTGGCATCTGAAAAATGGGGTCATAACTATGGTCCTCTGTACAAGACTGACAACACTCCTTACAGAACTGAAAAGGGTGCGTTTCGTAATCATCCCTGTACTAAATGGGCAATGGATAGTATTCATAACGCATATTGGTTAATTAAACATGGAATGAATTTATGTGACGAGTATTCTATTCGTTATAGTAAGACTCATTCGTGTTATAATACACTTGTGGAGGCATATTATTTGTTTCCGAAGGGTAAACTCAATAAAGTAACTCCATTTACGAGGGCAATGCCTGATGAGTTTAAATTTGACGAAAGCATTGACACTTTTACTGCTTACAAACGTTATATCGCATCCAAACCTTGGGTTGCATCTAATTATCTTCGTATGCCACAACGAAAACCTGAATGGATATGAGATACAAAAAGGGCGATTTTTTTCTTGACAAAGATACATACACGGTGTATATTTTTGATGGGAACGAATGGTGGGAAGTTGTCCCAGATTGTTATTTGAAAAAATTGATTGGTTTAAATAACTCATTTACTAAATAGTATTATACTACGAGGTTTAGTAAATGAGTTGCGTTTATCAAATAAGAAATAAAATAACGGGGGAAAATTACATAGGTTCTACTGAAAAAAATTATATGCTTAGGTTTGCTAAACATATAACAATGTGTAATAGTAATAAAATGGATTGTCCTAAACTTTATGAAAATTTTTTAAAGTATGGATATCATAATTTTGATATTGAAGTTGTAAAATGGATACACGAAGACGAAGACCTTAAAAAAGTAGAACAAGAATATTGTGAATGGTTGAAACCTTCTTTAAATTCTTTATGGGGGACAAAACATACTAAAGATTCTATTGATAAAATGCGTAAGTCGCAAAGAGAATATTGGTCTAAAAATTCTCATCCAAGAAAAGGTGTTCCTTTTACTGAGGAGCATAGAAATAATCTTTCAAAATCTATGGGCAAAAAATGTTATGTTGATGGGGTAGTTTATGAATCTGTGAAAGAATGTGCTAAAATACTTGGTATCCATAGGGATACTGCAAGTTGGAGAATGAGAAGTAAATCATTTCCAAATTACTATTACATTTGATTTTTATTTTTTGATATGGAAATTACTGATACTAAACCATTTCTCTGGGTTGAAAAATGGGCACCAGAATCTGTTGAGGATTTGATTCTTACCAAAAGTGTGAAGGAGTTTTTTACTAATGTAGTAAATGAGGGACAATTGAATCAAAATCTCATTTTGCAAGGTTCTCAGGGATGTGGTAAAACTCAAACTATCAAAACACTTTGTAAGATTACAAAACAGGATGTCTTGTTTTTGAACGGTTCTTCTGAGGGCAGGTACTTGGATACTATCCGCAATCAAGTCATTAACTTTGGAACTACTGTTTCTATGTTTAATGATAAGAAAAAAGTAGTATTTTTTGATGAGTTTGACGGGACAACTAATGATGTAATGCTTTGTCTTCGTGGAGTGATTGAACAACTTCATAATAATGTATGCTTCATTTTTACTTGTAATAATCTTAATAAAATTATTGAACCAATTCAATCAAGGTGTGTTGTTCTTAAATATACTCCTATTCCAAAGAATGAAAAACCTGAGTTAATGGTATCTATTTTCAGTAGAATGACTCACATTCTTGATGAGGAAAATATTGAGTATGATAAGAAAGTTGTAGCAGAACTCATCAAAAACTATTTTCCAGATACAAGGCAACTCCTCAATACTCTTCAAAGATATTCTACGGGAGGAAAAATTGATTCTGGAATTCTTGCATCTTTCTCTGATGTATCTGTAAATGAACTTGTTAAAAATCTCAAGGATAAAAACTTTACTGAAGTCCGAAAGTGGGTGGTCAGCAACTTGGACAACGATGCTTCTCATCTACTTCGTAGGGTTTATGACGCCTGTTATGATTGCCTTTCACCCGCAACTATTCCTGCTGCCGTTCTTATTATTGCTAAGTATCAATACCAATGTGCGTTCGTGGCTGACCAAGAAATAAATCTTCTTGCTGCTCTTACTGAATTGATGGTGGAGGTTGAGTTCAAATGAATCCTTTTAAAATTAATAAATGGGACTTATATGATATTCCAGTAAAAACAACTCCAGAAAATGTAAAGGAAGCAAATGAGGGATTATATCGTGCTACAATGAATTTACCTGCTGCCGCAAAGCATTGTGGTATGACGCAGAAAGAAATGAAACTTACTTTTAGAGAATATTTGAAGTATCATCCTATTAATTATGTGAACAATGATTGATTTTTCTACATTAAATCTTAAAAAACTATCCAACTTTCTTTCCACTCTTTCCGGCAATACAGATTCCACTGAGTATTTTGAATTGGGTAAAGTGATTGAATATGCATATCAAGAATATAGTTATGGACAATTAAAAAGAGTTAATTTAGTTGGTAAAGATCTGGTCGATCTCAAAGGTAAAACCTATGAGAGTAAAAAGATTTGCTTTAAAAATAAAAGTGAACGTGCAGTTCGTGGTGTAATTGTTATGAATGCTCGTAGTGCGCCAGATCTTTCTCGTTTTAATTCTGCAGATTATTATATTTTTACAGATCCAGATAAACTTAAAGCATGTTGTGTTCCTGGATCAATGCTGTATAATATTAAAATATCTGGAACTACTATCACTGCATCTTGTGATCCAGAACCAAAACATTTTTTCTTGGATGGTGGTCCTTCATTGAACGAAAACTTTTTCAATAAAAAAGTTGATTTTTATCTTGATTATATTAGGAGCATACCAGAATGAAATCTTTGAAAACTCCCCTTCGTTATCCGGGCGGTAAGTCCCGTGCTTGTGAGAAGATGGGACCTTATTTTCCCGACCTTCGCAACTATGATCAGTTCCGTGAATCATTTCTTGGTGGAGGAAGTGTTGCGATTTATATCACCAAAAAATATCCCAACCTAGATATTTGGGTAAATGACTTATACGAACCTCTTGTAAACTTCTGGCAACAACTTCAGATGTTTGGAAATGATTTAAAAAACGAACTGGTTGATTGTAAAACTGCTTACAATACTCCAGATTTGGCAAAAGAATTGTTTCTCAAGTCAAAGGAGCATATCAATGACAAAAATTTGCCAAGCATTGATCGTGCTGTGGCTTTCTATATTGTCAATAAGTGTTCTTTCAGTGGTCTCACAGAGAGTTCTTCATTTTCACAACAGGCATCCGTCTCCAACTTCTCAATGCGTGGGATTGAAAAGTTGCCTGAATATTCTGCGTTAATTAAAAATTGGCGTATAACTAATTATTCCTACGACTATTTGTTGGATGGAAATATGGGTGCCTTTGTGTATCTCGATCCTCCTTATGATATTAAGGATAATCTCTATGGGCGTAAGGGATCAATGCACAAAGGATTTGATCACGATAAGTTTGCTGCTGATTGTGATGCTAATAATATGGACCAGTTAATCAGTTATAATTCGGATCAACTGGTAAAAGATAGGTTTAAGAATTGGAACGCTGCTGAATTTGATCTGACTTACACAATGCGTTCTGTTGGTGAATATATGCGCGAACAAAAACAACGTAAAGAACTTCTGCTTTTTAATTATGGAATTGAAGGACTGGTTAAACTCGATCAATCAGACGAAGGAACACCTGATTGATAAAGACCCTTCACTTGAGAAGGAATATGCACCTTACATTGTCAATCGTTGTCTCTCTGGGCACATTGATTGTATTATGTTTGCGAATGAAATGAATCAGTATCATTTCCTTCCAAAAAAGATGCAATATGACTTTTTTATAAATAGTCTGAGGAAAAAGAAGAGATATTCTCCCTGGCTCCGTCAAGATAAAATCAAAGACCTTGATTATGTCAAACGTTATTATGGTTATAGTAATGAAAAGGCAAAACAAGCTTTGAGGATTCTTACAAAAGAACAACTTAATTTTATAAAATCGAAATTTGAAACTGGAGGAACAAAATGAGTGTCGTTCAAGAACCTGAAGTGAAGTGGACGCCCGATCAAATGGTGGAAGTGATTCTCAACGAACCCGATGATTTTCTTAAGGTTCGTGAGACTTTGACCCGTATCGGAGTTGCTTCAAGAAAGGAAAAGAAAATCTATCAGTCTTGCCATATTCTACACAAGCAAGGTAGATATTATCTCGTTCATTTTAAGGAACTGTTTGCTCTTGATGGCAAACATGCAAACTTGACTGTGAATGATGTTCAGCGTCGCAATCGTATTGCCCAACTTCTTGCTGATTGGGGATTAATTACTATTGTCGATCTTACCAAAATTCAAGACATTGCCCCCTTGAACCAAATTAAGGTTCTTGCTTACAAAGATAAGGGTGATTGGATTCTTGAAACCAAGTACAATATTGGTTCTAAAAAGAAAAAGGTAGAGGATGCCGAATAAAAAAGAGCGGGTTTTACACCCGCCTTTTTTGTATGAAGTGTTATAATTATATGTGGATGCCGAAAGGGTCTACAAAACACAAACTCGCTTTTAAAGGAGCTACTATAATGACTAACCTTGCAACATCACGGTTTACTGCGTCTGATCTTCCTGCTTTGATGGAAAGAATCACTCGCAATAGTATTGGAATGGATGAATATTTTGATAGACTATTTAATCTTCACGAAACTACAACGAACTATCCTCCATATAACCTAATCCAAATAAATAATGTCGAATCCCATCTGGAACTCGCATTAGCAGGATTCAAGAAAGGAGAGGTCAATGTTTTCACAGAGTATGGAAAACTTTTTGTCGAAGGGCAAAAAGCAGATGCCGAATCGGATAGGACGTTTATCCACAAGGGAGTGGCTAGCAGAAGTTTTAAACGAGCGTGGACTTTATCCGACGACACAGAAGTGCGCGAAGTCACATTTGAAGACGGACTTTTACGGATCGTACTTGGGAAAATAGTACCAGAGCATCATGCTCGTAAGGATTATCTATAAATAAAACTGAATATCGTCGGCGCTGGGAGGCAACTGGCAAAATCCAGTTGACACCTCCCCTTTTTATTGGTAAAATGGATTGAGGAACAATAGGAAAATGTCAATCAAACTAGCACTGTTAAAATCTGGAGAAACTATAATCTCTGATGCTAAGGAATTGATTTCTGATGAAAAAGTATGTGGATACCTTTTTACAAAACCACATAAGGTTGAAATCAGGAAGTCTCTTCTTTTAACCGAAGATAGTGGCAATCCAAAAAATGATATAGAAATTTCTTTGGCACCTTGGATTGTTCTAACCAGCGATGAACAAATTCCTGTTCCTCCAGATTGGATAGTTACTATTTTGGAACCAATTAAACCCGTAAAAGAAATGTATGAGGAAAAAATAAATGGACAAATTGATAAAGTGTCTTTTACTGAAAGCTGATACTGTAATAGTTACAGAAATCATTGAAATTCAGTCGGAATTGGGAGAACCAGATTGTAAACTTACCAATCCACATCTTATTGATGGTGAAGGTAATTTAACTCCATGGCCAGAAGTTACAGATCAGACTGAAATGATGATTCATTCTGATAGTATTCTTACCATAGTTGATCCCAAAAAAGAAATCATTGAAAAGTATCTTAAATTAACTGCATAATGTCGCAACGCTTTTATACAAACGTTCAGATGGTCGGGGACCACTTCTTGGTTCGTGGTTATGAAGATGGAAAACACTTCATGACTCGTGAGAAGTTTAACCCGACTCTTTTTATCTCTTCAAATAAAAAAACAAAATATCAAACTCTGACAGGTGAATATGTAGAAGCAATTCAACCAGGATCTGTTCGTGATTGTCGTGAATTTATTAAAAAGTATGATGGTGTAGAAAACTTTAAGATCTTTGGAAATACTCAATACATCTATCAATACATTTCTGAAATGTATCCTGAAGAGGAACTAAAGTTTGATATTGGTAAAGTTAAAGTCACAACTTTGGATATTGAGGTTGCATCTGAAAATGGATTTCCTGATGTGGAAAGTGCTGCTGAAGAAGTTTTGCTAATCACCATCCAAGATTATTCATCTAAACAGATTCGTACTTGGGGTATGGGTCCTTTTAATAATCAACAGAAAAATGTGATCTATAGATCATTTGATAATGAGTATGATCTTTTGATGAATTTTATTAATTGGTGGATGGTCGAAGAAAATACGCCAGAAGTAGTGACTGGATGGAATACTGAACTGTATGACGTTCCTTATTTGGTTCGTCGTCTGGATCGTATTCTTGGAGAAAAGTTGATGAAGCGTTTTTCACCTTGGGGTCTTGTTACCGAAAGTGAAACGTATATTTCTGGACGTAAACATATTTGTTATGATGTTGGTGGTATTAGTCAACTTGACTATCTGAATCTCTATAAAAAGTTTACTTATAAAGCACAAGAATCTTATCGTCTTGATTATATTGCAAGTGTAGAACTTGGTCAGAAAAAACTTGATCACTCTGAGTTTGATACCTTTAAAGATTTCTACACTAAAGGTTGGCAAAAGTTTGTAGAATATAACATTATTGACGTGGAACTTGTTGACCGTTTGGAAGACAAGATGAAACTGATTGAACTTGCTTTGACTATGGCATACGATGCTAAAGCAAACTATACGGATGTGTTTTCTCAAGTTAGAATGTGGGATACGATTATCTACAACTATCTTAAGAAAAGGAATATTGTGATTCCTCCCAAAGAACGTTCCGATAAGGATTCTAAGTATGCTGGTGCTTATGTGAAGGAACCAATTCCTGGAAAGTATGATTGGGTAGTGAACTTTGACCTTAACAGTCTATATCCTCACTTGATTATGCAATACAATATCTCACCAGAAACTCTTTTGGATGAAAGGCATCCTTCTGTAACTGTAGATAAAATTCTTAATCAGCAAATTAATTTTGAACTGTACAAGGACTATGCGGTTTGTGCCAATGGTGCCATGTACCGTAAAGATGTGCGTGGATTTCTTCCGGAATTGATGGAAAAGATCTATGAGGATCGTACCATCTATAAGAAGAAAATGATTGCTGCCAAACAGGAATATGAGAAAAAGAAAACCAAAGAACTGGAAAAGGAGATTGCACGATGCAATAACATCCAAATGGCAAGGAAGATTCAACTCAACTCTGCTTATGGTGCTATTGGTAATCAGTACTTCCGTTATTTTAAACTAGCGAATGCTGAGGCAATTACTCTTTCGGGGCAGGTTTCGATTCGTTGGATTGAAGATAAGATTAATAAGTATCTGAATAAAGTTCTCAAGACACAGGATGTTGATTATGTTATTGCTTCTGATACTGACTCCATTTATCTTAATATGGGTCCTTTGGTTGAAACTGTATACAAGGGAAGAGAGAAAACTACTCAAAGCGTTGTTTCGTTCCTTGATAAGGTCGCTAAGGTGGAACTTGAAAAGTATATTGAAAGTTGCTACCAAGAACTGGCAGACTATGTGAATGCTTATGACCAGAAAATGCAGATGAAGCGTGAGAATATTGCCGAACGTGGAATTTGGACTGCTAAGAAGCGTTACATCCTCAATGTCTGGGACAGTGAAGGTGTTCGTTATGAAGAACCTAAATTGAAGATGATGGGTATTGAGGCAGTCAAATCTTCTACTCCTGCACCTTGTCGCCAGATGATTAAGGATGGTTTGAAACTGATGATGAGTGGAACTGAAGAAGAAGTGATCGATTTCATAGATAATTGTCGTCAAGAATTTAAAAAACTTCCTCCCGAACAAATTGCATTTCCTAGAACTGCTTCCGATGTTCGTAAATACTATTCATCTTCAAATATCTACGCACCTAAAACTCCGATTCATATTCGTGGTGCATTGCTTTTTAATCATTATGTAAAAGAAAAAAACCTTACAAATAAGTATTCTTTGATTAATAATGGTGAGAAGGTTAAATTTATTTTTCTCAAAAAACCAAACATAATTCAAGAAAATGTAATTTCATTTATTCAAGATTTTCCTAAGGAACTTGGTCTTGACAAATACATTGACTATGACCTACAATTCGAAAAGAGTTTTGTAGAACCATTGAAATCCATTCTTGATTCTATTGGATGGAACGTGGAAAAAACTGTAAACCTTGAACTATTTTTTGCCTAATGGATTTGCCTATTAACGATGATGAACTGAATAAAATTGTAAGTGCTCTTGGATTTGGTGGAGATGCGGCACTTTATCACAAACTTAAACTGGTAAAAGAACTTAGAGAGCAAGGTTTGCCTTATAAAAAAATACTTCGTGAAGAATACGGGATGGTATGCTGATGGATTTTCTTAAAGAAATTGTAAAAGAAGTTGGTGGTGAGTATACAAAACTTGCCTCTGATATTGACGAGACTGAAACTTATGTTGATACGGGTTCATACATTTTTAATGCACTGGTTTCAGGTAGTGTATTTGGTGGTGTATCTGGGAATAAAATTACTGCTATTGCTGGAGAGTCTTCTACTGGAAAGACTTTTTTCTCTCTCGCCGTGGTTAAGAATTTTCTTGATACTCATTCCGATGGTTACTGTCTCTACTTTGACACTGAGGCTGCTATCACTAAATCTCTTTTAGAATCCCGTGGAATTGATACTTCTCGTCTTGTGGTTGTCAACGTTGTTACTATTGAAGAGTTTCGTGGAAAAGCACTCAAAGCAGTAGATCTTTACATGAAAAAACCTGTAGAAGAACGCAAGCCTTGTATGTTTGTGTTAGACTCTTTGGGTATGCTTTCAACTGAGAAAGAAATCACTGATGCACTGAACGATAAACAAGTTCGTGATATGACCAAATCTCAATTGGTCAAAGGTGCATTCCGAATGCTCACTCTCAAGTTGGGGCAGGCAAATATTCCAATGATTGTTACTAACCACACCTATGACGTTATTGGTGCTTACGTTCCTACTAAGGAGATGGGCGGTGGTAGTGGTCTTAAGTATGCCGCTTCTACTATCATCTATCTCAGTAAGAAAAAGGAAAAGGATGGAACAGAAGTCATTGGAAATATTATCAAGGCAAAGACTGCTAAATCGCGTTTGAGTAAAGAGAATCAAGATGTTGAAGTTCGTCTTTACTATGATGAACGTGGTCTTGATCGTTATTACGGTCTTCTTGAACTCGGTGAAAGTGTAGGGATGTGGAAGAATGTCGCTGGACGTTATGAGATTAATGGTAAGAAAATTTATGGGAAGGAAATCTTGAAAAACCCAGACCAGTATTTTACCGAAGAAGTAATGCAGCAACTTGATGCTGCCGCGAAACAACAATTCTCTTATGGATGAATTAAATGATTTTATTCATGTTTATGAAGATGCATTAGAATCAAATATTTGTGATTTTTTAGTTTCTCTTTTTGAGCAAGTTTCCGATAAGCATGAAAGGTTCGATAGTAATGGCGCTCCTAATTTTACTCAATTTAACTTAACTGAGAACAGAGAATTAACTCCAGACGTTAATGCTGTTCACAATCATATTATTAAAAAAGTTTTTGAATATAGGGATAAGTATTATGAGTTTGTAGATAATCGGGTATTTCCTCAAGAACATGCATTTGAACAATTTAGGATAAAACGGTATAATTCTGGAGGAGAAGATCGTTTTGATACTCATGTTGATGTTATGGATTATGCATCGTCAAGAAGATTTTTATCTTTTTTCTGGTATTTGAATGATGTTGAAGAGGGTGGAGAAACAATCTTTAAAGATCTTCAAATTAAACCATCCAAAGGAAAATTAGTTATTTTTCCTCCACTTTGGATGTTCCCTCATAAAGGGCAACCTCCTATCAGTGGTCCAAAGTATATTATGAGTGCCTATTTGCATTACAAATAATGGAAAGAATTGAAACTACTATTTTAAGGAACCTTGTATTTAATGAAGACTACTCGCGCAAAGTTATTCCTTTCATACAACCAGATTATTTTGAGCAAAAGGCGGAAAAGATCATTTTTGAGGAGATTGTTCAATTCATTGTTAAGTATGGTTCAGCAATTACCATTGAAGCACTCAACATTGAGGTAGAAAATCGCACGGATCTCAATGAAACAGAAGTCAAAGAGATTCGAGAAATCAATGCTTCTCTGAATGATGCTCTTGTAGAAAAGCAGTGGTTGCTTGATACCACAGAAAAGTGGTGCCGTGATCGTGCCATTTACTTGGCACTTATGGAGTCAATTCATATTGCTGATGGAAATAATGAGAAGAAAAATCGTGATGCGATTCCAAGCATTCTTTCTGATGCTCTAGCAGTATCGTTTGATAACAATATTGGGCATGATTATCTTCAGAACTACGAGGATCGTTATGAATTTTACCACCGTAAAGAAGATAAGATCGAGTTTGATCTGGAATATTTCAACAAAATCACGAAAGGTGGTATACCTAATAAGACTCTCAATATCGCTCTCGCTGGTACGGGCGTCGGAAAAAGTCTCTTCATGTGCCACGTTGCTTCTTCCGTCTTACTGCAAGGTAGGAACGTACTCTATATCACTCTTGAAATGGCGGAAGAGCGAATTGCAGAAAGAATTGATGCAAACCTTCTCAATGTCCCGATTCAGCAACTGGTTGATCTCCCGCGCTCAACGTTTGAGAATAAAGTAAATAGTATTGGAAAGAAGACTCAAGGTTCTTTGATAATCAAAGAATATCCTACTGCTTCAGCGCACTCAGGACATTTTAAGGCACTTCTCAATGAACTTTCACTTAAAAAGTCATTTAGACCTGATATTATTTTCATTGATTACCTTAATATATGTGCTTCCAGCAGGTATAAGTCAAATCTTTCTGTCAATTCATATTCATATATTAAAGCGATTGCTGAAGAACTTCGCGGTTTGGCGGTGGAATTCAATGTTCCCATTGTCTCTGCTACCCAGACTACTCGCAGTGGTTATGGGAACTCTGATGTTGAACTTACTGATACTAGTGAGTCCTTTGGTCTCCCTGCTACTGCTGATCTTATGTTTGCCCTTATTAGTACTGAAGAGTTGGAAGGGTTGGGACAGATTATGGTGAAGCAATTGAAGAACCGTTATAATGACCCCACTATCTACAAACGTTTTATTGTGGGTATTGATCGTGCTAAAATGAGACTGTATGATTGCGAACAGTCAGCACAAAAAGATATACTTGACTCTGGAAACGAAGACGAGTATAATGATTACGAAGACAAGAAACCTAAAAAGTCGTTTGAAGGATTTAAATTTTAATGGAAACTGCTAAACACGTTAATTTTGATAAGTATGCCGAGTTTGTAGATGCTGTAACTTCTGATGCATCGAAAGATTTTCTTGCGCTCTCCGATCGTCTGGTTCAATTGGATGAGAAAGGTGCTAACATTGAACGTCTTCTGACTGCTTCTGTTGGTATCAATGCAGAAGGTGGTGAGTTTATGGAAATTGTTAAGAAGATGATTTTTCAAGGCAAACCTTATAATGATGATAACCGTGAGCATCTGATTATTGAACTGGGTGATATTATGTGGTACGTTGCCCAAGCGTGCATCGCACTTGATGTCACTCTTGATGATGTAGTTGCTCGTAATGTTCAGAAACTTCTGAAGCGTTATCCTGAAGGTGCTTTTGATGTTTACTTCTCCGAAAACCGTGCTGCTGATGACCGATGACTAAAGATAAGAAAGTGACAATTAAAATGGATGCCCGTTGTGCTGCTGCAGTTCGTCAAGTTCTATTTGAATCCCAAAAAGGATATACTTATGATGAAGTAAGTATTCCTCCACGTATTGCTGATATTCGCACAGTTATTCGAGATATTGATGATGGTATTGGCGCTGTTCTTGGCGTCTGATAAATATTTCAAAAAATATGTCTATTCTTGGTAAAAGAAAAGGAAGACCAACTACTCAAATTCAGTTTGACGCACTTCTCAAAAGATTTACTATTTTTTTAAAAAGAGAATTGCGTCTTACTTATGATATTCCAGTCATTTTGGTGGATGATGCTGACTTTGCAAAAAGAAGTGCAGCATTTGGGCAAATTTCAAAAGATAACGTTATTTACCTTACTGTAATTAATCGTCATCCTATGGATATTTTAAGAACACTTGCTCACGAATATGTCCACTATAAGCAGAATGTTGAGAAGGGTTTAGATCGTAGAAGTTCTCATGTAGGTAGTCCAATTGAAAATCAAGCAAATGCAAAAGCAGGCGAATTGATAAGAAAATATGGTCAACTTCATCCAGAACTATTTGACCTTATGCCACTTCGGTGATATAGTGGTTTTATTGGGGAATTAGTTAAACGGTATAACGGGTGCTTTGCAAGCACTTATTAGGAGTTCGATTCTCCTATTCTCCATTTATGCCCGTGTACTCCAACGGTAGAGAGGGTGGACTTAGAATCCATACAGTGGAAGTTCGAATCTTCTCACGGGCATTTATAAAGAATAAATATATATTAGATAGGTTAGATACTGATCTGTAATAATATAAAAAAAGTATAGAATGAAAAATTTTCCTCAGTTTCTTTCAGAAGCAACCACAGCATCTGTTCAAGCAAAACGCCTTGGATTGGTTGGCGATGGGCATGGAGGGTGGTATAATAGGGCCACAGGTGAATTTGAAGCAAAGTCCATGGGCGCTAAACTGAAGTTTTACAACAAACGGCAGGTTATTGGTGGTAAGGATCCAAAGCAGTCTGAGTTTGAAAAGGACATTCCTCTCGGATCTTCTGCAGAATCAGTTCCCCAACAGATGTCCCAACAGATGCCCCAACAAGAGATTCCTCTTGACCAACAACCAGCACCAGAACAGCAAGTTGATCAACAATTACCTCCTCAAAGTTTTCTGCCAGTTGAAAAAACCAGAGGCACTCTCACTGTTGCTTTTGGTCGATTTAATCCCCCAACAATCGGACACCAACAATTGATGGATACTGCTGCCATGGCAGCAATGGAAGATGGTGGGGACTATTTAATTGTTCCTTCTCGTAGTCAAGATAAGAAGAAAAATCCTTTAGATCCTGATACGAAAATTTCTTATATGAGAAGGATGTTTCCTGATCATAGTGAAAGAATTGTCAATGATCCAAATTTTAGAACTATTTTTGATGTATTAAAGAAGGCACATAATGATGGATATGCTAATGTAAGAATCATTGGTGGAGCAGATAGAGTTAAAGAATTTGAAAAACTTTCTAACAATTATAATGGGCAACTTTATCAATTTGATATGATTGAGGTCCTTTCTTCTGGTGACAGAGATCCTGACAGCAATAAAGGTGTAGAAGGAGTTTCTGCTTCGAGACTAAGACTTGCTGCTGCAGAAGGAGATTTTATTACATTTCGTTCAGGTCTTCCTAAAGGAGTTAGAACTAAACAAGCACTTGAGTTGTTTGATCTTGTTCGTCAGGGAATGGGTATTCAGGAGATTCAGCAAGAAGGATACAATACGTGGGAGATTGCTCCAAAATTTGATCAACAAACTTTAAGAGAAAATTATATTGATGAGAGTATTTTTAAAGTTGATGAATTTGTTGAAAATTTAAATACAGGTTTAGTTGGACGTATAATTCGTAGAGGAACAAATTATTTGATTTGTGTGACAGAAAATGGAATGATGTTCAAGTCTTGGATTAAAGATGTTAAAGAATCTTATTCTGAAAAAACAATGTCAAGAATGATGAGAATGCCTGGAAAACCAAATACTTTGATTGGAACTACTGGATTTTTTAAATATGCTGCAATGATGACTCCTGGAGCAGTTGGAACAGGTGCAGAAAATCTTCAAGTTGGTGGAAAACCTTATGGTTTAAAATTGATAAATAAAAATAGGAAAAAGTAAAACGTTAAATTCTCCTCATGAAAAAGCATATTGCTGAAGATCTTCCTGCAAGAAAACATCCGCAGGCACAAATGTCTGCTCCTTCAAAACCACAAGGAAATAAACCATCTGCAGGTGATGACAAAGAAAAGGGTGGTGGTGCAGATAAAACCCCAGAACAAAGAATAAGTCAAGCTGCTTCTGACATTAGATATCGTGCAAGAAGAGAGAATATTCCTCTTCGTAGTGCTTACTCACAATATATGCAAAATAGTTCAATGAGTGAGGCAGAAAAAACAGAAGTAAGAAATAAACTTTTTGGTAAAGGTGGTGGAGTGCAATCTGAAAATTTTGACATGGATATGAAGAGTTCTGCTTCAGATTCAATGGCAAAAGCACTTTATAAGGTTTTTGTGGAGAAAAAAAGTGAAGTAGTTGATATTAACCAACTTAAGAATGAATTGGAAGAAGAAGCAAATCAAACATCAGAATCTAAAAAATATAAGGTAAGAGTTACTGATAAAGGTAGTAATGTCACTTATGTTAGATATGCAAACCGTGAAAAAATTAGTCAACTGAGAGCGAAAGGTCTTGAAGTTGAAATGACTGAATATGGAACTCCATACGAAGGTGAGAGAACAAAAGGTGAAAAAACTTCCGAAGTTTTAAATAAAAAGGCAAAAAGAGATTATGATCGTGATGGAAAAGTTGAAAGTGGTGCAAAAGAATATCGTGGAGCAGTTCATAATGCTATTCAACGCAAAAGAGGTGGAGTTCCTGATGGTAAGGATACTTCAAGCGTAAAAGAAAATTTTTTTTTAGGTGAGATATCTGCAACTGCAAACTTACCTCAAACGGATCCTCAACAACTAGTAAATCCTGATACAAATCAAAAGCAAATTGATATTCTTCCCGCAAAGATGAAGAATAAAGTAGTTGTAAATCCATCAAGTACTATTTTGGCACATGCTGAACTTGATGGATATGGAAAGTTTCTTGAAATGCTTCAAGAAAAGAAAATGACTAAAGGAGCAAAAACTAAAGAAAAAAAATTGAAGGCAAAATATGATCCTTCTGGTATGAAGGCATCGATGAAAAAACAATATGGTGCAGAGCAGGGTGAGAAAGTTTATTTTGCCACAATTCGTAAGCAGGCAATGAAAGAGGGATCTGAATGTGGTTGTGAGGATGAGAATAAGGATAAAATGAATATCAAAGATAAAAAAATGGATTCTCGTTCGCTTCCAACTGCAATAAGTCTTGCAAAGACTGCTGCAAGATTTAGAGGTGCAAGAAATCCTATTGTAATGGTTGCTACTGAAGAAATGGAAGTAATTGACGAAAGAGCAAGAGAGCGTAAGGGTCAACCAAGGGGAAAAAGAGATCGTGCTGTTGAATTTGTAAGATCTCAAAACAAATCAGGTATGATGACTAGAAGTGGTAAAACGGTTGCCCAACATGAATCGGAAAGAGGTGTTTCTGAACGTGATCGCCCTAAAAAACCAGAACAAACAACTGCTGATAGACTTGCCGCGAAAAAGCAAAGAGCAGCAGCGGCAGTAGCAGCGTCGGAAAGAAGGGAAAGAGAAGAAGAAAGAAGACGTAGACTTGGATGATTCATAAATAATCCAAGATACTCTCTATATGGAGGTCATTATGGATGCAGTTGTAGTAGTGGTAAAACCACTTCTTCTTAAAATTGCTACTCACCCCGCAGTTAAAAATCTTGTAATTGATCTTCTTGAAAAGTATGTAAAGACAACTGATAACAGTATTGATGATATGGTTCTTTCTACAGTTAAAGAGCTTCTCTTTAAACCACAGTCTGAAGCATGATTACCTGCTTTGTGACTAATTGGGGAATAACCATTGTTCTTGGTCTTTTGTTAACTGCTTCTGAGTGGTTGGCAAAAACAAAAAGATTTGAGGAAAATGGATTACTTGATCTAACCGCACATTTTTTAAAAATTATATTGCGTAAGGGGACCAAAAACTAAAGGTCTCCTTTTTTTATAAATATCAGTATAAGAATTATATAAGGTAAGGAAACATGTCTCTTTGGGGCAATAAAGATTTAGTTGCTAATACAAGCACTATTGCAGTAAACTTGGGAACTAACGTGGTAACTGGTGCTGCCACTACGTTTGTGACTGTTGGAGTTAAGGCTGGTGATGTAATAACGATCGGTGCTGGAGCGACATATGGATATGCTGTAGTATCTTCTGTTTCGTCAAATACAGTTTTATCAATCGCATCAACGCAGCATATTGTTGCTGGAGTTACAACAGTTCCTGCAGGAACTTCTTATTTGATATCTCAAGAACCAATTTATACTCTTCACGATTCTGTTTATAGAGCACCAGTATCAAAAACAACAGGATTTTCAACCAGTCCAGTATTTACTGCTGTAGTTGGTATAAGCACTGGCGAACAGTATGTTGCAAATGCCGCCACTGGCAATGCTCGTAAGTTTGCTCCTGCTCATGCTGGATGGGTTGGTATTACAACCTATTACGATACGCATGGCAACTTAAGAGTTAAAACAGAAACTCTTGTAGCTGGAAGCACAATCGTTACAGATTCCGACGACGACGCACAGTATCCAGACACTTGATAGTATGACATGATATGAGATTTGATGAATTGAATGAGGATAACTATTTGTTATTCGCAATAAAATTCTATGATAACCCCCAAGCCTTAACTAGAGAGGATTTTGAGGATGATTTGAAACGAATTAAATATATTAAAAGACTGTTAAAAAGATATAAAAATACTGGTATTTTGAAAACTCATTTGATATTGAATCATCTTACGGTTCTTTTTAACGTTTTTAATGATGCTACAGTTCCACTTCTTTTTTATAATTTAGATTCTGATCTTTGGCCTTATGTAAAAAGTTTTTTATTATTTTTGAATCGTTTTCCGGAATATCCTAAAACTCAAATTCATGATATCTCTGAAGATGCCGAATGCCTATCTCAATTGCAAGCACTCTGATGGATAAAACAGATAAATTAATTGAAATTGTTCGCCTTTTGAAGGAAGAAGGTGCTATTGCAAATGTTGTGGGCACTGGAGGATTAACTGGTTCTTCAACCCCTACTGGAAGACTTGATGGTTATGATAAAGTTATGGGTTTGGTGAGAAGAAGAAGAGCACCGCAAATAATTGGTAAAGGTAAGTTTCCTGGAGCAAGAACACGCTGGAAGGGGGGATTAAAGTAAAATGTTCGGCAATAATTCTGAAGTTCAACTAGCTGTGCTTCAAGAAAGATTTAAAGCACATGAGCAGATTATTGATAAAGTTGATACTGCTATTCAAACTCTAAGTGAAACAAATCAGAATATTTGTAAAATGCTCGCCGTTCATGATGAAAGAATAAGTATTCAAGCAAAAGCAGATGAAGATATTTGCAAAAAGGTTGATGACATTGAATTAAAGGTTGAGGGATTATATAAATTTAGGTGGCAAGCTGGTGGAGTTCTTGCTGTAATAGTTGCTTTGATTGGGATCATAAACGCATTTGTCCCCAGACTATTGACTCATACCCCTGCCCCTGCTACAATAGAACGCAAGAACTGATTCCCCTTTATAATGGATTTGATTGACTCCAAGTATATTGGATTAGTTTCATCACGCTTACAAAAATTTAAGAAAGTCAAAGCGGATCTCTACAACTTCCGCTGTCCCCTCTGCGGTGATTCTCAGAAGAATAAGAACAAAACAAGAGGATATATTTATCCAGTAAAGAATAATACAAACTTTAAGTGTCATAACTGTGGAGCAAGTTTATCCTTCAATAACTTTCTCAAAGAATTAGATCCTACGCTTCATAAGCAATACACACTTGAGAAGTTTAAGGAGGGACATACTGGTAAAAACTTCGTGGTTGAGCAACCCAAGTTTGATTTTGCGAAACCAGTATTTAAAAAGAAACTGGATTTGCCTAAAGCATCAGAGGTTCTTATTGCTAGGGAGTATCTAGAAAAACGAAAACTTAACCCAGAAAAGTTTTATTTTGCTGACAAATTTAAACAATGGACGAACACTCAAAAAGTTACGTTCGACACTATCGGTAGGGATGAGAGTCGCATTATTATACCAATGTATGATGCAGACTCTAACTTGATAGGTTTTCAGGGAAGAGCACTGGGATCATCTCCCAATAAATACATCACCGTGATGCTTTCTGATGAATCGCCCAAACTTTATGGACTGGACCAAGTGGATTCTTCGGAACCCATTTACATTGTTGAAGGACCCTTCGACTCCACGTTTGTACAAAATGCTGTTGCTATGTGTGGGTCCGACGTTGATATTAGGTCGTTTAATTGGAGCGATTATATTTACGTTTTTGATAACGAACCACGTAATCGAGAAA